GCAACCGCCGCGCCATCTCCAGCCCACTGTAGAGCGGGCGAATGTTGGACTTGAGCCGGGCGTCGGATAGCGAGGTGATGTTGCCCGCCGCCGAGAACGCGCCGGTATGGTGAAGCAGCCCGCTCGCATCCCAGCGCAGGTACGACCACTGGCTGTCGCCCGCCTGATTGACGGATTGCAAAATGCCGTAGCCACTGGTGGCGTTGCCCTTGATGCGGATGCCCCCTGTCGATCCTGCATTGGGCGTCTGGAAGTTGCCGATGCCGCCGTAGATTTGATTGGTGACGGTCAGGTCGTTGTTGACGGTCATACCGTTGACGACGATCCCAGCCGAGATGATCTGCGCGACCTTAGCCCCAGCGATGTAGAAATTATGCGACCCGTTTACCGGGGTCATGTAGTCAAGCTGGGTATTGGAAACGCCGAGACCGTAAACTTGCGTCCCGTCGTTAAACAGTTTCAGTTTGGCGCGTGCCGCATCACCGGCAACATCGCTGAATGTCGCGCCCATGCTGATATTGAGCGGCGTGGGTACCGATTGCGGAGCTTGACCGCCCATCGTGATATTAGCGGTCGTGGTGATGCCGCCGGTAATGGCCACGCCGTTCTGGCCAAACACCGCGAAGTTGACGAAGTCCGACTGCAAGGTCGCGTTCTGCGGGACGCTACCAATCGTGACCACGGTGGAGGGGCTGGTAAAAATCCGGGTGCCAAAAAACCCGGTCGCGTAGCCCAGTTCCATCCCGTAGTCGTTGCCACCCGTGGAGTAGACGTAGACCCCCGGATTGCGGGCGGTCTGGCTGGCAAGGTTGGTCCGGTTGCCGTTGACCTTGACTGCCGTGACTTGGCCAGTGGCGGCAAAGTCGGCAAACGCACTCTCGACCTTCCACACCGTCCCGCCACCCGAGACAACCACGTCGGTCTTATCGCCATCGGGGACGCCGAACGTGTCGGGTGGCACCGCCCATGTCCCGTCCGCACGCAGGAACGCGGTTGTTCCACCGGGTCGGGTGGGGGCCAGACCTGCCGCGCTGGTCGTGACAAGCGCGGTACTCGCCGGGGTATAGGTCAGCGCCGTGGTCACGTCGGCGCTGGTCAAAGTGACGGCCCCGGTGCGGGTGTTGAAACTGGTCACGCCAGAAGACGGGATGGCAGTTATCGCAGCCTGCACAAACGCGGTCGTGGCCAACTGCAAGGTGTTGGTTCCGGGGCCAGCGGTCGGCGCGGTCGGCACACCCGTCAGCGCCGGGCTGTTGATCAGCGCATAGAGGGCTGCATTTTGCGTGGCCATCGTGCCAAGGCCCAGCACGCCCCGCGCCGCAGCAGCATCGGCGCTTTCGACGAGGCTCACCCCGAACGGGGTCAGCGCGTCAATGGTTTGGCCGTTGCAGGTGATGCTGGTGGCGGAGAGGTTGCCGTTGACGACGATGTTGCCAGCAGCCGCGATCTTCTCGGCGATGCCCGCTGGGGAGATGTCGGCAAAGGCCATGGCCAACTGGAATTTGTTGCCGTCGTAGGTCATGTCGAGCATCTGCCCGTCCACGATGTCGCCCGCCTGAAGCGCGGTGCCATCGGAGCGGACGATCTCCTTCACCCCGAGGCCGGAGACGTTGAGCGTGGACACGCCGGTATTGGCGTTGGCCGCCTGCAAGACGATGTGCAAACCGACGTTATATTCCGTAATCGGGATAGCCGGGTTGGCCACGTAGGCGTTGGCCACACCCTCATCGACGGCGAACGTCTGGCGATCCTCATACAGATATTGCGCTGGCGGCAGCATCGAGAAGCCGGTCTCGACCCCTTGGAACCGGGCGTTGACATCCGCCGCTCTGGCCACGGTGTTGGCGGTCAGCGGTACATAGGTAAAATAGTCGCTCATCGCAGCGCTCCCCTTACCGTATAGTACAGCGTCAGCCCTTGAAGCGTATGCGCTTCTTCATCGGCCTGCTCCCCGCCGAACAGCAAGGACAGATTTCTGCCCAGCGCGTCGATGTAGGCCACGGCCTCGCCATCGACCGGGGACGACCAATAGAACTGGTCCCAGTTGACCGCGTCCCAGAAACCGCCGCCGCCCTCGCCAAGCAATATCTGCTCAGCCAGCACCGGCTCTTCGGCTTCGGCGTTATCGACCTCGCCCGTCAGGCTCAGCGTAATCGTGGTCCCTGCGTCATATTCCAGCGCCACCTTGTGCCAGCGCTTGGTCAGGTTGGGGCCACCCATGTGGTTGAACGGCAGGCGCAGGTAATACTGAATGGCCACGCCATCGTAGCTGCGGCCTTTGTCCATCTGGTAGACGAAGCCATTGGTCGCGCCGAACCAGATTTTCTCCGAGCCATCGGCGGTCTCGACCGAAGTGCAAACCGTCAGGTCCACACCGAGTTGGATCGGCATCGTCTCTGGGTTCTTCTTGCCCATGTAGACGCTGTAGCCGCCGCCATATTTGAAGAACACGCGGTAGAGGTCGCGGGAGCGCACGCGCATACTGGCCACGGGCAGATCGCCGCTGGACAGGCGCGTCCTCAGCAGCGGAGCGATGGCTTGGGTCATCGTGCCGAGCGCAAAGTTGCCGAACGCCGGGGTGGTATCGAGCGAGCGGATGCCCCGGTTATCCATGTAGATGACCGGCCCCATTTTCTCAGCCGAGAACGGCACTGCCCCGGCCTCGCTGGTCAGGGCCTCCAACTGCCAATCGGTGGCGTCATTGCCGTAGAGAACCTGCACGCTGTTTCTGGCCATGATGACCATGTTGGCCGGGGCCGCCGGGATCAGGTCGGTGACTTCGTCGCCGACGGCGATCTCCGCCGCGCCCGTAATCGCGTTCCACTCCAGCGGGTCGCCGATGCTGCTGTGCTGAATGGAGCCGCCAGCGAAAGCATAGAACAGGTGGCGCTTGTGGGCGGTCTGCTTGATCGGGATGTCCGGCGTCATTCCGGTGGTGATGAAGGTCAGGGTGGTCCCGTCAAACTGGAAGCCTTGGCCAACCCCGTTGATGCCGTACATCATGGCCATGGCGGATGCGCCGTAGAAGTTGAAGTTGGCCACCTCGTAAATCCCGCCCGGCAAGAAGGCGCTGCTGACTGAAACCCAGCCACCACTGGTTGCCTTCCACATCACGCCGAGGGTGCCATCCGCGCTGTCGCGCCATGCGTACACCTCTTCTTCGAAATAGTGGACGCCGCGCACGGGACCTGAGCCGGGGACGGCGGTAATCAGGGCGCGGGCGGCGTCCCGGTCGATGGCTCCCTGCACCGCGTCATCCGCCTCGTTGAAGACATCGGTGGGGGACGGGTGGCCATCGTACCGTTCGTAGCCAATGATCCGGCGATAGCCGGTCTGGTCCGCCTCGTAGTTGAGCGAGGCCCGCGCCGTTCCGGGCTTGGCCATGATGCCGGGTGTGACCACGTCGAGGCCACCGCCGAGGGGATAGTATTTGACCTGCTGGCTCACGGCACGATGACCTCCGGCAACTGGTCGATCTCCAGTTCGTGCCGGAGGGTGGACATCTCCTGCGTGGGAAACTGGCTCTCCTGATATGCGCCGTCGTGGACCAGAAGCAGGCGCAGCGCTTCCCACACGATCAGATCATGAAACCGGGCGGGCATTTCCGGCACGTCGGTGTTGAGCAGAAGCTGCTGTGGCCCCTTCTGGTACTGGCCACGAATGATATAGCCGTCGTCTGGCCACGGCCCGAACGCCAATTCCTTCTTGGGCGTGATGGCCCATTCGATGGGGCGGTTCCAGTACATATCGCTCTGGTCGCCACGGCCATAACGGTGCCGCCAATACTCGTAATAGACCTGATCTATTTCGCCCTCGTCGGACAGGCCGATGGCCGGGTCGCGCAGGCTCATTGGCAGGAAGTCCATGGCCGCGCCGTCCTCGATCCAGTTAGACCAGCGGTTGAGGTTGAACGAGGCGGCGGTGTACTTCGCTGTGCCGGGGATCAGGGTGCCGGTGAATTCCTCGGTCAGCCAACCCCAGTCAGGGCGGCTTCGCTGGATATTGTTGTAAGCCTTCTGCACGAAGTTGACCATTTTCTCCGGTCGCCCGGTCTGGTTTTCGACAGAGGTAATCGAGACCGGAGAGATGGAGCCATCCTGCCTAGCGAGGTCTTTCACCAACTCCAGAAAGGTGGCCATTACGGCACAAACATTTGGTCAGTCTTACGATGCCATGCGTCGATCTCTTCCTGCGGCGGCATACGCTCGACATTGAACGGGGTGTTCAGGACGATCTGTTCGCGCACCTCCCCTTCCGGCGTGTGAGTGATGACGTGCCGCTCGGCATTGGCCAGCGCCTTATAGACGCGATACGGAATGGTGATTGGCTCCCCTCTTTTCAGGAGCCAAACTACCCCATTAACCCCGACTTCTTTGTGGCGGTTGACGACCACGCCATCGCGCTCTTCAGCGTGCAGCGTGAGGACAACTTTGGGATCGCTTCTGCCGAGCGTGCCGACGAGGCCACCGCCGGTATTCTCT